TCCCATAACCAGTAGCAGATAAGTATTCTCTTATAATATGCTTCTGATCTTTTACTTGTTTAACATCAAGATCTCTTGTTTCCTCAACAACTGATAATGCTTTAAATATTCCCTTAAGGTCAGTTCCTCCATCTGCAACATATCTTGCTGCAATTTGAAGCTCCTGTGGTAAACTGTCAAAGAACTGTTTTGGAGTTTCTCTTCTTACTGCATTTGCTTTTTCATCTAAATTAGCTTGAATAAGCTCTTGCCAATCTTTTGCAGAATATTCTTCCAAATCTTTTCCGTCATCAAAAGCTAAAAGTTTTTCATCTTCAATTAACTTTTTGAAAACATCTGAAACTCCACTGATTGGTTTTCTACCTCTCTTTTTTGTTTCAGTTTCTTCTGTTACTTCTTCTTCTTGATTATCTCCTAAGATTTCATTAATCTGATCAGGAGTAACAGTTTCTTTTTTCTCTTCTTTCTTTTCTTCAACTACTTCAGACGTTTCTTCTGTAGCTTCTGTTTCTACTTCTTTAGTTTCCTCAGCTGTTGGTTTGTCAATAAATGACATATCAACATCTTTTTTTCTACTAAATACATTAGGTTTTTTTGATTCTTCTTCTGGTAACGTTACTGACTCCGCTCCTGGAGCCCCGTTAAAGATTTCATCTAGGTTTACCTCAACCTTTTCTACTTTGGTTTCTACTGTTTTTGTTTCAGCCATAACTATTATTGGTTTTAATGTTAATGTTTACATATATAATATACTAAGTTTTTTCTATTTAAACCTTAAAAATTTGATAATGTGTTAAAGTTTTTTGTAGTATATAGCTAAGTATATTATTCTTTATCCTTATCTTTTGTTTTTGGAGATTTTTGAACATCATACTTGTTCTTATTTTCTCTAGCTATTTCAAGATTTGTTGCTGCAATATCACGTTGAGCTTGTAATTTTTGTCTATCAATATCCATTTTTGCTTGATTCATAGAATCTCTTCTAATTGCCTCATCTCTTTTAAAGTCCATTTGCTCTCTATACTGTTCTCTCTTTTCCATATCTTGCATTGCATCACGGAAATCACTTTGCTGATTTTGATCAATATCACTTTGTGCTCCATAACCTGCTGCTCTAATTTCTGCAACCATAAGATCTTTTCTACGTTCAGCATCATTCTCAGACTTCTGGAACTCACGTTCAGCAGCTTTTTCTTGAGCTTGAGCTTGTAATTGCTGTTGTTGCATTTGCTGCTGTTGTTGCTGTTCTTGCTGTCTTTGAGCTTGTTGTTTCATTTCAGCACCTTTAAGGATGTTAGAAACTTCAGAAATTGAATCAGCCTTAACAATACTACCAAGATCAAAGATGCTTGCACCTGATGTATTATTAGTCATAGCTAGTTGTTTAAGTTGATCTAATATAGATCTATGATTTGTTCTTGTTGTACAGAAAATATTAAAGTCTCTCATTAATAACTCTGTACCGTTTATTTGAAAGTTTACTTTTTCTGCCTCACTAGAAATATAATTTAATCTAACACTTGGTATTTTACTATGGTAGTATTGTGATAGATCTGTTCTCATTTGATGTACCCTTGGCATAAGATTATCAGAGTGTTGTATAAAATACATCTCTGTCTGAGCGTATGATTGATTCATAGCTTGTGTTACACCTGTTGCTGTTTGTTGTGCAACTGGTGCTCCTAATCTCTGTGGGTTAACACCTATTGCATCAAATGCTTGTTGTTTAAAGTGATTTGCTAATTGTATTCTTGACATTAATCTGCCTGACTGTTCAAGATTTAATGTCTGGTAATGATTAAAGTTTGTAGCATTCTCTGTATTTGTTATAGAAGTATCTAATGGTAACATACCAAAGTCCTTCATTGCTACATATGCTTTTGCCATATTGTTCTTACCCCAGTCTTCACCCATAGAGTGACGTGGTAATGCATTTTGATCAAACATAATTACTGTACCTAACTCATCCACTAGTATATCAGCAATCTGATTATTAACCATATTATATCCTACTTGATATGGTTTCATTAAATCTACTAAAGAGGTAGATCTTGTATTTCTATCTGAGAATACTCTACCTTCAATAGGTAACTTACAACCATAAAGATTATTGTCTCCTTTAAATTGAAACTGTACTCTGCCTGGTTTCTTTTTATTAATACCTAGATATATAGGATCAAAGTCTGATGACATCTCTGTTCTCCATGAGTGAGGCATATTTCTACCTATCTTAACTCCACCCCAAACTTCATTAATCCAAATCCAATCTACATGTTCTCCTTCTATTAGATTATCTTTTGTTTTCTCTTTAAACAGTTGTGTATTGTACTGTGGTTTATGTGACTCTTTCCAATTCTCATCAATAATTAATTGTTCAACTTCTCCATCAGGCATAACTCTTGTTAGATGTCCTACCTTTCTTTGAGTTTTCCAATAAATTGTAGATACTCTTAAAAGATCAGTATTACCATATGAAGCAAGATCCTCACCTTCACCTAAAATTTGTGATACAATATCACCTCCACCACCTGGAAACTTATTCCAATTGCTCATAAATTGTCTGTATCCTAATGAAGGAGAATTAGTATTCCATTTATGTGACTTTGTAGGATCATAAAATGAACCATCATTTTGCACAGCTGGATTCATGTATATAGCTGACTTTGCTGGATGTATAGACTCTAATGATTCTAATTGCTTCTTAGACATTAAATATCCGTAGCTATCTATTACATCAGATATAGTCATCATCTCACATTTACCTGCATAGTTAGAGTCAGATATATATCTTGTATCTGGAGACTTTTGATAGAAGGTTAATACAGGATTCCATAGTTCACACTCATAATCATCTTCCATCATTTTAAAATGCCAAAACTCTCTATCACATATAAGCATGTCACGGAAACCTCTTTCCTCTAGCTCTTGCATTTTAAATCTTTCTTCATCAACTCTAAGCTGATGAGTTGCCCATTCTTCTACTAAACTTCTATAATCTTTTTGAAAAAACTCTTCTATTTCAGGAAGTGATTTTAATTTTTCTGGTGCTAATTCAGCTTGTGCTTCTTCACCCATCGGATCCATTCCTGCTTCAATAAGTCTTTGTTGTACTTGCACTGCAGCATCAGCTAATAGATTTTCTTCTATCATTTGTCTTTTTGATTCCATCATTTCATTATATGACAAATCATCTACTGCTCTAAACTGAACCTTGGAAAACCTTTTAGAAAATTCTCCTGAAAGAACATTAATTACGTTTGGGATTATAGGATAGAATTTTAACTCTAATGCAGAGTTATCCTCTTCAGTTAATACATCCATTAACTCAGAGTATTCATTGTTTTCTTCTACAATGTAATCAGTCTTATCTATAATACCTTTAGCTAATTTATAATTCTTAAGAAGCTTTCTTGCATTTTTTCTTAAAAACTGCATACCTTGCTCCTCTAACCAATCTAAATTCCATGCTGCCCAATCATTTGTTTTGCGTTTAGCAGATAAAAATTGCACAGGTTGTGTTAAGCTTGATGTAGCTGGATACTTAGATTCTTTGGCTTTGGCACCATTTTTTAATTGAAGAGCGTTAAATACTTTCATTGTTTTTTACTTTAGGTAATACGTAATTAATATATCACCATATGTTGTTGAGGTTGTCCAATATGATTTCATTTTATATTTTTAAAAGGTGACTTTTTAAATTTTTTGCTTCCCATACTTTTTTTACCCCTACCTAAATTCTTAAAAGGGTTCATAGATAATTTATACAAATTTCTTGAATTATCCAAGTTATTTGCTGACTTATCCTGTTCTTTACGTTTTAAATAGCCTCTATTAGACTGTTGCACCTTTGCAAATGCAACCAGTGCAGAAAATGCTACAAGCCTATCTACGTTAAGTCCTGGATAATATTGAGACATTTCTGTTAATAACATTTGGTCTGGTATTCTATCTATTCCAAAAGTTTGAGATATTACTTCTCCATTATCATCTAACTCTTCATCAATAACTTCTCTTATATATTCTATTGCATAAGATATCAAATGATTTTTAAATAATGTACCTGTATTTTTCCAACCATATTCTTGATATACAGTTCTATTTGAACCAAGATCTTTTAAAAATAATACTTGTTGTTTAGGTACAAGATATTTTTGTTTACGTTTAGCAATCATATGCTGTATAAATAATGATATGTTGTTCTCAACAATAGTCCATGCTTTATACCACTCTATAATCATTTCTAATTGCTCATG